TTTGCTGGGGCGCGATGTGAGCCGGATTGGGCAGATTGACGCACTGGCAGCAAAGGTTGATTCAGTAGCGGCAGCTGCGGCATTGCCTGCGCCGCCTAGCGCGGCGCGGTGTGTGCCGTAAAAACAGGTGAACCAGAATGAAAAAACGGCTATTTCTGATTGTGTTTATGGTGTTAATGCCGTGCATGTTTTCATCTCCCACCAAGGCCCAGCCGGTGCGCACGTATCAGGTTCATTTGCCCGTTATCGCTCAGGACTCGCCTTGGCGTGAGCCGGTTGGGTTCGAGGGGCGGTGTTTTGGCTGGTATGAAAACCGTGAGAAACACGGCTGGTATTGCGCACGGGCCGAACAGTTACCCGACCGTGTGCGAGTGTATGGCGCGGCTGTGGTGAATGGCGAGCCAGTGCCTAACGTAGCGCTCACAGCAATAGCAGAAAACATTAATTCATGGTGCTCAACGCAGACCAATGAGCACGGGCTAACGATGTGTGATGTAAAACATTTGCCAGCAGGGCCAGTGACGCTGCGAGCATTCATTGGCAATGCTGGGTTTAAGTTCAAATTTGAGTGAGGGGATTAGGCACAAAACGACTTGCGGAATAGGGGATTAACATGGGAAGCGGCGAGGAGGTCAATCGGGAAAAACCCTTAACTTTTCGAGAACGTTTGTTCATTGAGGAGTATCTAAATTGCTGGAATGCGAGCGAGGCGGCACGTCGGGCCGGGTATAGCCTGAAAACAGCAGGTGTAATCGGGTATGAAAACCTCAAAAAACCTCATATTTCACGCGCGATAGAGGCGCGGATTGCCGAGCGGGCCATTAAAGCCGATGAGGTGCTTGCCAATTTAGCTGAGCAAGCGCGATTTGATGCGAATGATTTTCTTAGCGACAGCGGCGAAATTGACATGAAGGAGGCAAAAAAGAAAAGGCTGGGGAAATTTATCAAGCGGCTAAAAATACAAAACGGCGAACACGCAGCGATTGATATTGAGTTTGTGGATACCCAAGGCGCATTGGCGCTGCTGGGCAAGCATTTCAAATTGTTCACAGACAAAACGGAGTTGGGCGGATCGGTTGAAGTGAAAACTGATCTGTCTGCAATGAGCAATGAACAACTAGAGGCGCGGCTGGCGCTACTAGAGAGGGTAAATGAGCGAGGCGAAAGAGGCAATAAGGCAGACACGGGCGGTGCGGTGGCTGATTGATTTTGCCAGCTATATCGAGCCGGGCTACATTGTTGCGCCGCATTTGCGCTTAACGGCTGATTATTTGGAACGGGTGTTTAGGCGCGAGGTTACGCGATTGATGATTTTTGAGCCGCCGCGACACGGCAAAAGCAAACTGACGAGCGAGATATTCCCGGCATGGGCGCTGGGCAAACGGCCCGATGAGCAATTTATGATCTGTAGCCACACCCAATCGCTGAGCGACACTTTTAGCCGCAACGTGCGTAACCTGATTGCGCTCGATCACTACGCTACGCTGTTCCCGCGTGCAAAACTGAGCCGCGATAACGCGACGGTGCAAAAATGGACGCTGGCGGGGTTTAAGCGCCCATCGATGATGAGTCTGGGCGTTGGTGGTTCGCCCACAGGCCAAGGGGCCAAAACGCTGATTATTGACGACCCGATAGGCAGCGCTGAGGATGCCGAGAGCGCCCTACAACGTGACAACGCATATCGTTGGTATACCGACACGATTTACCCGCGCCTTGAGCCAGATGCCGCAATTGTGCTGATGATGCAGCGCTGGCACGATGACGATTTGGCGGGCAGGCTGCTAAAAGACAGCGAGGCGGGGGGCGAGAAATGGGTAGTGTTGTCGTTGCCAGCCATTGCCGAGGCAAACGATGCAATGGGGCGAGCGCCGGGCGCGGCTTTGTGGCCTGAGCGCTACAGCGTCGAGGCGTTACAGCGCATCAAATCGGTTAGCCCGCGCTCATTTGATGCCAAATATCAGCAACGCCCACGACCGGCAGAGGGCGCTGCATTCAAAATCCAGTGGCTGCGCAATGCCACGATTGGCGCGGCCCAACTGCCCGGCGGGTTGCGCTGGCATCGGTATTACGATTTGGCTTATAGCACCAAGCAGACTGCCGACAACACCGCCACGATTGCGGGTGCATTGGGGGCCGACGGGGTGCTGTATCTGCGGCGCGGCGTGGCTGGGCGCATGGAGTCGCCAGAGATTCGGGCGTTAATTACCCGCATTGCGCGGGATGAGCGCGACACGATTCACGGGGTTGAGGCAGCGATGCACGGTGTGCCGGTGGTTCAGGAATTGGCGCGTGACCCGGCATTGGCAGGGATTGCGATACGCGGTGTGCGCGTGACCAATGACAAAATGACGCGAGCGGCCCCAGCGGTGATACGGGCTGAGGCAGGAAAACTGAAATTTGTAATCGAGACCGACGCTGACCATCGTTGGATTCGTGAGTGGGTAGATGAGATGTGCGCGTTCCCATTTGGGGCGCATGATGACCGCGTAGATACGGTGAGCGGGGTATTGCAGATGATTGGCAATGCCGGTGGGGGCGATTTGGCTGGCTCGATAGCGAGCGCATTAGGCAGGTAATATGGCAATAACAAATGATTTTTTTAACTATTTGCAAGCTGGCACATCAGCGTTTAGCTACATGTGGAACGGCGAAATACGCACAGCAGATCTAGCGGCACAGGCGATATTGCCGACGTTGGGCGATGTGATGAAGATGGATTATGTGCGCCAGTGCCGGTATTTTCGCTGGCTGGTGCGGGTCAACCCAACGCTGAATCAGGTGCATACGCGGTGGATGGGGTTAATAAACGCCCGAAAATTGGTGTTGACGGGCAGCGAGCGCACGGTGAAGGAGATTGGCGAGGCGGTTTATGATTCGTTTGACGACGGCGACGGCTGGCGCGTGTTCAACCGACGACTGATGAGTGATTACATCACCTGTGGGCGCGGGGTTGCCAAAATTATTTGGCGCGGCGGGCGCGTGGTGAGCGCCGAGAGCTTAGACGCGGCATATGTGGCGAACAACCTCGGCACTGTTAAAGACAAACCGGTTGACCGTTACCCGCTGGTTTACCATGCCATCACCCCCAATTATTATTTAGAGGCGGGCGAGGCTGGCAGCGAGTATTTTATTTTGAGCCACAGCGAGGCAAGCCGACGCGAGGCGCAGATTGAATACACCGGCGCGGTGTATTCGGCGCTTATTGGGCAATATGCCGAGATCGAAGCCGACCACAACGAGCGCGTGATTGAATATGCCCAGCAAACCGGTAAGACGATCTGGCAATTGGTGTTTACACCGACCGGTTTTACTCAAAACACGAGCGATGCAAAAGCGACGGCAACGGCGCGAGATAGCACCGCCCCCAAAGTGCCGGGGTCGCTATTGGTCGAGGTGTATGAAGATGCCAACAAAATAAAAACGGTAGAAATTTTGCGCAGTGTTCCCGCTGGCGAAGTATTGTCCCGACGACGGGCGCGGGTATTGGCGCTGTGCAATGCACCCTATCAGATTAACCCGATTTTGATTGATCCGTCATTTTCAGGCACCAACTCGCTGAGCGATGGCACAAAATCGCAGGAAGTAGGGGATCTGCACAGCGGTGATGGGCCAACGGTGCTACACAATGATTTGGCGGAATTGCAGATGCGGCATATTGCGCCACGCCGCCGGGTGCAAGTGAGCTATGACTATGAAAACCCGCGACGTGATGCAGTGCGAGCCGCGGCGTTTATGGCAGCCACCAAGGACGGGGCAGCGGCGGTTGGTGGGCCGGTGGTATCCGTGATGGAATTTCGCAAAGCGATGAACTATTTCGGCATTGCACCGGCTGGCATCATCCCTGAGCAGGGCGAGATCATTAGCGTGGCGAGTGACGAAGATGTTGATGTGGTAACCGGCGAGGATGGCGATCAGGTGAGTGATCTCGCTACGCAAATTGCAGCCGCTGACACCGGCGGCGACCCGAACGCCGAAGACGTGTTGGTGGCTGTAGCCAAGGGCGAGGGCCAAGCTACGCTGTTCACCATCTCATCAAGCAACGCCGACCCAAAAGCCGCGACCAAGGCGCTTACGTTGTTCGGTGAATCGCTTGTAGATGCGCTACAGGCCACCGTGCCAGTGGCAAGCGGCGAGATGCGCGACAGCATTAACTATGAGGTGCTTAACCCAAACACCAAAAGCGTGGTGCTTGAGGTTTATGCTGGCAGTGAGGATAGGCCGGAGGTTGCAGTTCGCTCGACCAACTATGGTCGGCGAGGATTTGGCCCCAAAAAGGCCAAGGCGCTTAAGTTTACCGGCAGGAATGGCAAAGCCGTGCTGGTGGCGCGGGTGAAGGGCGCAAAGGCGCAAAACTGGATAGATCGGGCGTGGGCCGACAGCAAGGATGATCGGCTGGCTATCGAACGCAAATACGGCGCGTTTACCATTGAGCAACAAATAAAAAAAACAGATGTGGCGCTAAGCAACGCGCCCCATATTGATAAGGCTTGATACACATGAATGCACTAACAGAATCATTACGAAACTCAATTCGAGCCGTCAGCGAGGCGGCATTGTCTACGGGTGACAGAGAGACGGCGCTCAATGTGCGCAACTGCCTGTTGCGCTGCGCCGACGATATCGCTAAGGCGCAGCATGTGGTTGCGCCGCATCGAGTGTTAGAGGCGATGGGGGTTGAGGTGCAACGTCGGGTCGAGGGCGGGCTGGTTGTGTTTGAGTTGCGGCGCGATGGGCAGATTATTGCACACATTGAGCCGTGAATTAGGCGATAATTAGATCATGGCACAAAACCCCATTCAGGTGACAATCACAGCTGACGCAAGCGCCGCCGAACAAGCAATTTCTCGTGTTCTGCAGCTTTCGGAGCGCAACCCCGATTTGCTGGATTACATCAGCCAGATAGGCGAAAGCCCCTCCAAGTTGTTTGGGGTAAGAATTGACGAGCCATTATTTGCAACAAACACAACTATTAAAACAATCATTGTGCCATCAGAGATGCTGCAACAACTTATTTATACGCATTCGATGAAAGAAGACACAAGTCCGTAAACTATGATATACTTTTAAGCGCGTAGGAAATAAAACCCCCTGCACACATATCGGGCCTAGAACCCCCGATTGGGATTTACCCAATCGGGGGTTTTGTCATTTTTCACCCTCGGATGCGTGAATCCCAGTCACATGGGAATGAACGCACGTCAAGTTTTGTCCAACATCATCGCCAAGGCTGGCGCTCGAAATTATGGGGCGCGGGCGGGTGAAACCATTGCGGGGAATTTGGTGCGCGGGGGCAATGGCAAATTTGCTGCTGGTGGCGGTGGCGCGAGTGCCACCCCCAACGCCGAGAGCGCCGACCCCAAAGAAGTGGCAAGCGTGCTCAAGCGGCTATTGGCCGAGACAAAAGCCAGCAAGCCCAAGGGCGGCAAGGCCACAAAACCAAAAGCGCCACCCAAGGGCAAAAAACCGCCCAAGCCCAAAAAAGATGAGGTGAAAGTCGGGCGCGGGCGTAATGCCGAACAGGATGCCAAACGCGCTGCCATTATCAGTAAGCTGCCAATCCCGGCAGCGGATAAGGCGACGCTGACCAGCATTATCAACGGCGAAAAGGTCAAGCCGAGCGCATTGGGCGGTCTGGTTAAGGCCGGTTTGGTGCAGGTGCGCGGTGATGGCTCATTTGAGCTAACCGGCATCGCAAACGCACTGGCGCGAGCCAAGGAAAACAACATGGGTAAATTTGATAGCGCAAAACGCGCACTAAAACAGGCGTATGCGGCAATCAAAAGCGCCGAAGCCGCAACCGAGAGCGATGATGACGGCGTAATTGTTGAGACATTCGACGTTGACGACGATCAATTAGCGGCGATTGCTGGCGTGTTGGGCGTTAGCTATGCCAAAGAAATTGACGGCGCGATGTCGTTTGAGCAGATTGGCAGCAAGGTTTCTGATGCGCTACGCGCTAACCATGCCCCCGTCCACCCTGATGGCAGCAAGGGCTATGTGTGGGTTGTCGAAACCTATTTGACCGAGGTGATTGCTGATGTTGCAAATAAATATTACCGCATTGGCTACAGCATTGACCGCGATGGGATTGTGACAGTTGAAGCCCGCGAAAAATGGGTAGAGGTTGCACGTGTATCGAGTTGGCAAGCAGTTGCTAAGGGCGACATTGATGCCGACACCGCTAGTGACGCGCCTGTTTTATTTGTCGCATCTGGGGCGTATGGGCCGGACACCGACGGCGAATGGATGAGTGAGGCCATGCTGGGCAAGGTGGCTAAATCGATTAACGAAGGCAAATTGCCAATGACGGTTGATATCTGGCATGTTGGTTTTCCATCTGCCAAAAACCCAAGCCCGAACAGTGAGCCTGTGATTGTGGGCAATGTGGCAAAAGCCGAGGTGATTAACAAGCACCTCGTGCTAACGCCCACCTTTTCCAATGCTGAAGATGAGGCGACAGTCAAGGCCAACAAAGCTGATTTGCAATTGAGCGTGTATTTTAGTGGCGCGATCAGCAAGGGCGCTGATGGCGCAATTAACGGGATGCCGAACCGTGCCAGCGTGGCAATATTGCCGCGTGGCAGTGCGGCATATCGATATTCACAAGTGATTTAGGAGTAATGGAATGAACGATGAAGCAAAAAAAAGTTGGTGGGACAAATTAAAGGCCGATGTAACCGCCAGCCTAAAAGGAAAAGCGGAGGCCGATGGGCAGACCGCCAAAACCAAGGGCGAAGCCGCGCCGGTGATTGACACGGCGGGTTATGCCGAGGCGGTGGTTAAGGGATTGCAGACGGCCATCGATGCGCGGTTCGCCGCGCTTGAAGGGGCGCAATTCGCCAAAAGCGCCGATGTAGTGAGCAAAGCGCAATTAGACGAAGCGGTCGCCAAGTTTGCAGGGCTAGAGGCGGCAGCCAAAGCTGCAACGGATGCCGCAAACGCTGCAAATGCCGAGCTTGCCAGTTTGCGTGATGGGTTGCCGGGACGCGGCAACACTCAGGTGATTAACCATCTGAGCAAGGGCGGGTCAGGCTCGCAAAGTTATGTTGATAGCCCCGCCGCCAAGGCTGCGGGCAATGTGATGGGAGGAAATTAAGAGATGCCAGCATTAACACCAACTGCCGGTGGCGCACCGGCTTGGACATCGACCCTGCGCGATAAGTGCACTAATGGAGTCATGTCCGTTTATGGGTCGCCGTATCAAAGTGTGGTTAAACAGTTTCAGAGCCGCGTTACCAGCCAAGTAAACGTAAACCCCACGCTTGTGATGGGTTTTGCGAGTGCTGCAACCGGCACATGTGTTGGGGATGATTGCGCGGGTGGCGAGAAAGCGCCAAACCCGTCGATTTGTTCACTCAGCACCCCATTGCCATTTGGACTGTTTCGGTTTTGCACCGAAAGCCTTGACAAGGGCAAAATAAACGACAGCACCAACCCGTGCTTGGCGGCGGTGATCGATTTTCGCAATATTGGCACGGGGTTAAGCGATGCCGAATACATCGGCGCAATGGAATTGCTTGAACAGGCCCACAATGTGCAAAGCGGGTTTTTGCGCCCAATTACGAATGGTCAGGTGCAACGATTTGGCGAATTTGATTTTGCGCTACGCATGACCCTGTGGAACACGCTGCAATGGATGGATAAGCGCCAGAGCTGCGTGGGGCAATATGGCAACGCCTCCAACCCCAGCAACAACGGATGTATCACTGAATTTACGGGGCTTAACTCGTTGATTCAGTACGACACCGCGCTATATGTGTTTGCTGGCGGCTGTGCCCTGAGCACCAAACAAAAAGACGCGGCTATGCCTTTGCCGGTGACATTTGATCCGGCGGTTGTGGTGGCAGACAAACAACCACGTGTGTTTTATAAGGCACTGGTTGACGCACTTGAGTGTTTTTATTTCAAGTGGAAGGGGTTAGGGTTTAGCGGCGTGAAGCCTAAATTAATCGTGCCTCAAGGCTACGCAATGCCCATTATTGAGGCATTTGTGACCGGCTCGTTGCGGGTTGCTGATAGTGGCATTCAAACCAACGGCAGCGAGCTAAACATTGCCGTGCAAGCGGCGTTAGACGCTGGCGCGATTCGCACCCGGCGCTTTGGCTTGGTGCAAATTATTGAGGATGAGTGTTTAACCACTACCTCGTATGATGATTCATGCACCCCGCCCACAACCTGCCCGCCAACGGTAGACGCGCCACAGGTGAAGTTCAAAATTCAGGTATTGCCAGATGCTGATTTTGTGGCTGGGCGTGCGCCAGTGCTGCGTGAGTTTCAGGGCTACACCAAACCAGCCAACGCCGCAGGCGACCCCGACACGTGGTATTGGGATGGCTCGCCAGATGTCAATAACAACATTCTGTATCGCTATCGCGCCACTCGTATTCGGGCAGGGTTCTGCGAACAGATTTGTGTCGAGAGCCGACCTCGTATCGTAAACCAGATCCCTGCCCTAACCGGCACGATCGGCGAAGTAGCCTTCAATGCGGCCAGCTGCACTGTCGGAACGTTTGTTCATTAATCATGGCCTGTAGCACTTGCGGAAACCAAGAGACGGCATTGGCCCAAAGCGCCCAACGCAGCGATGCGGCGGCGCGGTTTGAGGCCTTGCCGGTTGTTCGTATGCGCTATATGGGCCAACACGTGGAAACAATGTGGCTGGGGCGTTATTTGATTAATCGAAGCGCCCCGGATACGTTTGTGGCCTCGGTGGATGTGGCGGTATTGCTGAATGTGGTGATTGGCGGTGTTCCGCAGTTTATGTTTGTGTCGCGGGCTGAGGCCGAGCAATGGCTGACGCTGAGTGGCTCTGTGTTAGTGGTTGATGCAATTTGCGTTGAGCCGAAGCCAAAGCCAGATACTTTGACTAGCCCAGAATAAGAATTTATGGCAGTTGTTATCAATCAATCCCATGACGATACGCCGCAATCAAACACCTCAGCGGGTGGCGCTAGCGGCCCTGCTGGTGGCGATTTGGCTGGAGGCTACCCTAACCCGACGATCAAGCCTGATGTAGCGCTAACCGGCACACCCACCGCACCGACGGCTGCGCCCGGCACAAACACCGCCCAGATTGCTGTCACTGCGTTTGTGCAGGCAGCAATTGCCGCGCTCGTAAACAGCGCTCCGGCGGGGCTGGATACGTTGGGAGAATTGGCGACGGCATTGGGGAGCGACCCAAATTTTGCCGCAACTATCGCGGGGGCATTGGCACTCAAGGCCGCGTTGGCATCGCCAGTATTCACCGGCATACCGTTGGCCCCGACCGCTGCGCCCGGCACAAATACCACACAAATTAGCACGACCGCGTTTGTGCAGGCAGCAATTGCCAATCTTGTGGCAAGTTCGCCCGCTGCACTGGACACGCTGAACGAATTGGCGGCGGCGCTTGGTAATGATGCCAATTTTGCTGCAACGATGACGGGGGCACTGGGAAACCGCGCACTGCTTGATGCATCTAATCTGAGCACTGGCAATGTGACGAGTTGGCAAACCAAGCTGGCTTTGGGAACGTTGGCGTTTCTGGGAACGGTTGGAACACCGCAACTTGCGAATAGCGCGGTTACGTTTGCCAAAATGCAGGATTTGAGTGCAGCAAGCACTCTTTTGGGGCGCGGCGCGGGCGCGGGAGCAGGCGCAATTCAGCAAATTACTCTAGGAACAAACCTGAGCATGACCGGCACAACGCTGAACTCAAGCGGCGGCGCTGGGATTCATGCATACGCAAATTTTAACGGCGTTGGCGCTGTTTCAATTCGCAAAGCAAATAATATTGCGTCTATAACCAGATTGTCGGGAGGTGTTTATGCGGTCGCATTTTCAACGCCTGCACCAGACGCTAATTATCTAGTTTTAATCGGAGCTGGCGCACTGACTGTTGCTAACGGGGGATATGTGCAACTGAATTTCAATGGCAGTGTAGATGTGCCACAAACAATAAACGGATTTACGTTTGCATACATCACAAGCGGCAGCATCTTTGACGCAAAATATCTAAATTTTGTAGTGTTTCCATGATTTTTTTTAGGTTTTTTATGTTTGCCCTCGCCATTTGGCGATTAGGCCGCGCTATGGCGTGGGAGCGTGGCCCCAGCGATGTCTTTGCCCAAACACGCGCTGCGGTGGCGCAGCGTTACCCATATGCCCCGGCTGAGGCCGCTGGCTATTTGGGGCCGAATGATTATGGGCAAGATGGCAAGGCTGAGAGTTGGCAGCGGGCTGGCATTAAATGCCCGCTGTGCATCAGCTTTTGGCTGGGGCTAGTAGCAGCGGTGATCTCGCTACCCGGCGGGCGCGTGCGTCAATTTGTTGACGCGCTAGCGTTTGGGTTGGCGCTGGCCGGTGGCGCAGCGTGGCTGAATAAGTTGGAGAAAAAGCTAAATGATTATTAAATATCTCGGAGATGACCCCACCCCGATGCGGTTAATTGTGGCAGGGCGAGTGATATTTGTCTCACCCAAGGCGCAATTGCATGAGGTCGGCGATGCCGATTTTGGCGAAATCGAACGCCTGTTTCCGGGGCTGTTTGAGATTGCAGAGGCTGAATCAGGTGACGTAAACCCTCCTACCCCATCGCCGGAGCCAGCGCCAGAGGCGGTGGCGGTGGATGTGGGTGTAAATAACAAGCGGCGCAAATAATGATCAATCGTATTGGGCTTGACCTATTCCGTGAGCGTCTCGGATTTAACCCCTATCATTTTTGGGGTTGGGCGGATGCTGCATCGACGGGGTATGTGCCGATTGTGCCTGTGCCAAAGGCCAATTGCAACGGAGTGCTGCGTGAACACCCGTATCAGGCGCTAAGTGGGCAATTGCTGACCCGTGAGGAGATTCGGCAAGCGCTGGCAGATGCCGAGCAAATGCTGTGTGATTATCTGCACTTCCCGATTGTGCCGCGGGTGGTGACCGAAACGGTGACATTGCAAGCGCGGGGTGCGTGCCACGAATTTGCAACGTGCCTTGGGCATGTTGGCAAAATCGGGGAGGAAAAGCGCACGGTGATTAACACGGCAGCGGCGGTGACCTATAGCGACACCAACGGCGACGGGCTGCTCGACCGCTGGTCGGTGAGCGTAAACGGCACTTATAGCGCGGATGAGATTGAGGTTGAATTTGTGGCTTCCGACCTGCCGGCAGGTTGCGGGGCTATCGGCCCCATTCAGCCGGTGTGTGTAAGTGTAGCCTCGAATGTGACGACGCTGACCGGCAACGCATGGACGATGGCGCGACCCGTGCTGTATGAGGGTTTCGGGGTTGGTAGTGCGGTGCTTGACCCACGCACCACGGCAAATTATGCCCAAACCGTAAAGGTGACACGGCACTGGATTGACACGAGTGTGCCGCCGGTGATTGTGGCTGATGCGTGCGCCCCTAATTGCGGCTGCGAGGCAACGCCAAACACGTGTTGCACCGATGATGTAACTGTGACCGTGAGCAATAAACGGCTCGGCATTGGCATGATAAGCGGCTGTGTGACCGGCAACAAGGCCACATTGACGTATGAGGCCGGTGTTGGGTGCGAGGCGTGTGGCACGGTGGGCGTGGACGCGGCCATGATGTTGGCGACGGCGCTACTCAAATCGCCATGTGGCTCATGCGCGGATGCGCAGGGGACGCAATATCACCGCTGGCAAGAAGACAAAGCGCTACGCACGATCGATAAAGCGTATCTCGGAACGACGGTAGCTCAAACGCCATTCGGCACCAAAGATGGCGCGATTCGGGCGTGGGAATTGGTGAAACGCCACGCACTAAGCGGTGGGGTGAAACCATGATCAAGGTGAAGCTGAAGATGCCAAAGAAGCTGTTGAACGCCAAAGCGACGCAGGATGCCATCAACGAGGCGAGTGACGACACGTTGAAATTTTCCAAAGACAAACTTGAAAGCGTGACCGGAAAGTTTGACACGGTGGATGTGACATGGGATGAAATCTCAATTTCTGGGAAACCGGCAGATTGGGAACTAAGCACCACAAACAAAATTTATGGTTATTTGGATGAGGGCACGCGGGTGCGCTATGCCCATATGACCCCCAATTTTGTGCCGCGCACCAGCCCCGGCTCATTTAATGTGGGTCCGAAAGTTGGCGGCGTGGCGTTTATTGATAAAAGCCGCCCGTTGCCGGGCATCAAGGCGCGTAAATGGACGATTGAAAGCGCAAAAGCGGCTCAAAAAGAAGCTGGGAAGTTGTTTAACAGTGCAGTTAAAAATTTTAAATAAAGGAGTTTGAGATGATCAATAACAGTGATAGTTATGTGCGGGTCGTGTTGCAGGAACGCGGCGCGGCCCCAATCAATCCGCATTATGAGCAGGGGCAAAACCTGATTAGCGCGAACATGGGTTCGGTAGATGACAACGTATCAACCCCGATTTATATTCGCGTCAATGGGCAGTGGGTAAAAACCGCTTCACAACCACAAGAGCCGGGCGACAAGGAATTTAGCCTCGTGTTTGGCGAGGAAGCCGCTCAACTTCACGCCGTGATTGCAAAGCCATCGTGCGCCTACAACGTCTACCTCGTGTATTACGACTGCGGCGTGGCGACACGGGTGAAGGTAATTCAAAACGCGGTGCGTTCATCGAGCGAGTTCGGCGACATTTTCGCACGCAAGGACGTGAGCGAATACAACGAAATTACGGTGAATTTTCTGTATGACTCATCCTATGATGTGGTCGGCGTAACCGCTGGTTCGTTGGCCGATTCGTTGATTACCACTGAGGTGGTCGACGTGGTGTACGCCAACAAGGAAAGCTGCGGCGAGTGCGGCAACCCGAATGACGGCAGCCAAACCATGTATGCGGCAGTGGCCCCCATCACTGATGTGCACCAACTGGTGTATCAGGTTGACGGCGGCTCGGTGGCAATTTTGCCACTCACAACCTCGCCAGCAGTGGCAGCAAGCTCACCGGCTAAGGCCGTGAAAATCGCTGGCAACTATGCAGTGACGGCTTATAAGACAAGCTCATCGGCCAGCGGTTTGATTACGACCGGTCTGATTGATGGTGTACCCCAATCTGGCACATCCATCAATTTGACGTTTGCGGCTGGCGTGAATGATATTGCGGTGGAAGGCTCGAAAATTTGGGGAGCCTGTGACGCAGGCGAGATTTTGTTTAGCAAGAACCCAACCACGTTGGGCGCGGCCCCAGTGATTACAACTGGGGTGACCAGCAATGCGCTAAACCGCGTCGTGCAGTCGGGCGGTTATAAGATTTTTGGCGGGGTGTCATTGGCGTTGATTTACACCAACAGCGACGGCTCCGGCACGCCCACATTCACAGTAGTTACGCCGCCCAACGGCACCACAGTAGTATCAGGCGCGACCCCAGCAGGCACAGAGGGCATTACCGCCCTTCACGCCAAAGGCCGTGAGTTGTGGATTGGGTTATCGAGCGGGCGCGTGTATTACACGCCCAACTACCGCAACCTACCAGCCCCGCGCTGGTATGAGGTCGTGATCCCAAACGCCGGAAATACGGTGAGCATCAACGACATTAAGGCCGCGACTGGCGAGGTAATCCTGATCGCACACGGTGCGCGGGTTTACCGTGCGGTAAACGGTGGGGCCAGCGGTGAAACGCCCGCCGATCTTGGCTTCAGCGAAACACGCTGGATTGGTGGTTACGCTGGCACAGCGACCCGTATTAACCGCATTGCTGTGCCATTAGTCGGAGCCGATTTCGTAAAAAGCAACACGTTCTACGCTGCCGGTTTGGGCGCAAGCACCGACGGCATCCTGCTGAACGGGTCGGCAACACTGGTGAATAGCTAAAGAAGTGCAAGGTAGAAAGTAAAGACCACTTTTTACTTTCTACTTTGCACTTTGCACTCTCAATAAAAAATGACAAAACAAGCAACGATTACGCAAGAATTGCGACCTGTGACATTTACGACAGGCGAAACTGTTTTATTTAAGCGCGTGAGCGCAATGAAGTTTTCTATTTTGGTGGATGGGTTGCGCCGCAATTACGAGCGGCGCAACCCCAAACCGGCCCCGCCAATGATTAAGCGCAAGGTGGCTGCGGGGGTGGAAATAGAAAGCGCCGACACAAATGACAAGGCGTATATCGCGCTTATACAAATGTGGGAGCGTGGCGCAGGCGAAACTACTGGCGCTGGCATGATGCGCTATTTAGCAAATCAGGCTGTATTAACTGATGATCAGGCAACCCGGGCGCAGGAATTACGCAGCGAGATGGAGGCCGCGACAGGCGTAGAAATGGATGATAGCGACACGCAGTTATTTGTGTTGGGTGTTGCAATGTGCCCCGCCGATTACAGCACGCTGATTGGCGTTGCGGGTGACATCGAGGCTGAAGTAGAAAAAAAATAGCAGCATGGGATGTTAAATTCAAAAACCGCGATATTTTTAAGTGCCCGACTGGACAATCGTCGGGCGTGGCGTATTCGCGGCTGTATGAATACGACCGCGCCGCCACCCATGCTGGCTACAAATGGCGCGAATTTATGCGCCTGCCCATCGACGAGCAGGCGCATTGTATTGCCCGATACCGCGTAGAGATGCAGATGCAGGCGGTGACGGCGCATGACAGTGAACGACAGGCCGAGATGAGAGCCAAAGCCGCGCAAGGCAAAAGGGGAAATTAGCAAATGGCAACACAGAGAATAGGCATTGAATTTACCGTTGATGGGGCGGATAAGGTCATATCGGCGGTTAAGGAGATTGAAGCCGCGCTGGCTAAGATGCAATCTGAGTTTGCTAAATTTTCGACATCATCAGGCGCGTTTGGTGGGCTTGGCGACGCGGCGGCCAAGGCCGGACAGCAAGTAAAGGATGGGCTGGGCAAGGGCACTGAGGGATTTGGGCCACTGCAAAAAGAAAGCGAGAAAACCAAACAAACCTTTGCCGATGTCGCTGCCGCTGCATCAAAGGCATTTGGCAGCGGGCTACTTGACGGATTTGGGCTGAGCCAATTTACCAGCGTGACTGGTGCAGCAACAGCGCTGGGGCAAGCGCTGGCCGAGGCGGCGGTCGAGGGCGTGAAAATGGCCGCATCGCTTGAGACCACATTCAGCCAGATTAAGGGCTTGACCAACGCCAGCGTGGGCGACATCGAAGGGTTTAAGACGGCTGTCGCTGATATGAGCGTGGTTGTCGGCAAAAGCCAGAAGGAATTGGCGGAGGCACAATATTTCATCGCCTCATCCGGCTTTGCTGGGGCCGATAGCCTGAAGATTTTGGATAGCAGCGCACGGGCTGCGGCGGCTGGGCTGGGCGAAACCAAGAAAATTGCCGACCTGACCACCAGCGTATTGAACGCCTACGGCAAGGGAGCCGGAGATGCCGCTAACGTAACCGACGTGTTGGTGAGCGCAGTCAAAAACGGCAAAGGCGAGCCAGATCAGTTTGCCAGCGCCTTGGGCCGCGTGATCGGGATCGCAGCGACGGCGGGCGTAAGCTTTGAGGAATTAACCGCAAACATCGCCACATTTACCAATGTTGGTGTGAATGTGAACGAGGCCACGACAGCGGTGCGGGCAGCAATTTTGAGCCTTGAAAAGCCAAGCAAACAGGCCAGTGAAGCGTTGATGGGAATTGGGATGACCGCCCAAGACGTGCGTGACATGATTAAGAACGTAGGGTTGTTTGAAACCCTGCGCTCGATTTATGAGAAAACAGGCGGCGATATCGACACGCTGGGGCGCATTTTTGGCAACGTGCGTGGGTTGGCCGGGGTGCTTGGCACAGTCGGAACGCAAGCCGAGGCCTACGCCAAAAACCTCGATAGCGCCCGTAACGCGACCGGCAACCTCGATAAGGCATTTGCGGCAGCGGCTGACACAATGGAATTTAAATCCAAACAAGTGGAAGCCGCACTAGATAGAGTTAAGATTGCATTCGGCGAACTCGTTATAACCGAAGCGCACAGCGCACTAAAAAATTTAACTGCGACATTATCAGATTTAGAAATACTTGCTAATGGGTTTAAATCCATTGATTTGTCTGGTGTCAACAAACTTATAAAGGACTATAAGGTTATTATTGATCTCACGGGCGCGTTACTGGAAGCGAATAAATCTTTAACAGGCCTCTCATTGAACCCGATCCAAAACACCAAATCTTTATTTGGCGGCATTTCAGACGGGATATCATCAGTTCGTGAATACATTGGGGCGTTGGCTGATTTGCAAAAATTTGGGCCAGAACTCGATAAAATACGAGATGGGTTTAGACAGACAAAAGAATACTCAGTAGATGCACTACTTCAAATAGGCCCACTATCTGAACGCGCTGCGAATCTATTGGGAAAAATGGATCCTGCGTTAAAGACGCTAATTGAAGATTGGCGGGTGGCAACAGTTGCGCAATCTGCACTTGCGGACGCACAAAAAGATTCATTTGCGATAACCGACAACGCCGATGCCGTCACCCGTCGATACGCAAACGCCGTAGACACCGCGTATGACTCAATAGAAAATATGAGAGCCGCGCATGAAACATCACGCGGCTCAACGTCTAAAAACATTGAGGTTGTTACCGCCGCTGGACTCGCGCTTCGAGATTACTCTACGGCGGTAAGTGCAGTGAATGATGCCGAAGCAAGTCGCTTGAGTCGAATGGCCGAGCTTGAAACGCAAGAACAAAACCTCAAAGAGCGAATCGCAGCCGTCAAAAAAGAATACAAAGAACACGCAATTGACATTACCCAATACGGGCAAGCGATGGCGGTCTTAAACAATCAACTAGGTGGGGTTACTGAGCAGCAAAAGAAGCTCGCAAATTCGGTTAAGGACGCTGCAAAAGCCGAACAGGAGATGAATAAGGCCATCTCTGGGAGCATCAGCGCAATGAAGGAAAAGGAGGGGGCGTTATACGGTGTAAAAATTGCGCAAGAAGCCGTCCGTCTCGTGCTTGGACAAAGTTCTGAGGCGGCATTTAAGGAAGCGAGCGCGATCGCGGCAATCACTGAAGCTTACAACAAAAATGCTTTGTCGCTTTCTCAATACGTCAAAGCCTTGTCAGATGTGAAGCTAGGGAAAATAGACTTTGACAGTCTATTAAACGACCCGAAGTTTAAAAACAACCAAGTTATATTGGACGCAAAAGCGGTTTTAAACTTAACTGCCGACGTGCGTAGCGATTTAGACACCCGCCCAGTCAAGCAACGCATTTCAGACCAGATTCGCGGCATTCGATTTGACCCGTTAGCGGTTGAGCCGGAAGTGAATTTTCATGTAAAAGTAAACTCTAGCCCCGAAAGTGCGATGGGGGCAATAAGCAAAGCGTTTGACCCGATTAAGGCCTACGCGCAGGGCAAATTTGCTGCACCTACAACAATCCCATTCAATATTGATATTGAGCCAAAAATACCCAACACCGGCAGCGCGTGGTTGGGGCGAATCGATGAGATTGTCAAAAAAGAAGTAACGCCCGGCAAAGGCATTGGGCTGAGTAAGGTCGAAATACCGGTAACGCCCACGCTCGACACAACCGCACTGGCGCAGGCCACGAACGCGGTAGAGAGCGCTAAAACGCAGGTCGCCAGCGCGATCAACGATGGCACGGTGACGGCAGCGGCAACCACAATGGCAACGCAGGTGACGGCAGCAGTGGCGACAATCCCCACAAACGTGGCGGCGACCGGCGCAGAGATCCCAGCGGGGTTGGCGACTGGCATCAGCGGCAACACCGGCGGGTTAATGAGTTCGATCGCCACGATGGGCGATCAGGTAATCACCGCTATAAAGAGCGTGTTTGGCGTGGCATCGCCAGCGGCGACGATGATCCCAATTGGGGGCGATATTGATGCCGGTTTGGGCATGGGCATCAGCAATTCAATTGGGTTGATTACCACGCCATTTAGCGAGATATTTGTGCAGATTGGCACGATTGCCACGACCGGCTTGGCGATGTTGGGGCTAAATTGGGGCACAGCATGGCTGGGGTTACAAACGACGACGCAGACCAGCACAGTGGCGATAAATAGCAACGTTGCGACATTTGGCGCAGAGATCAACACCTCGATGAGTGGCACGTTGGCCGGAGTGCAAAGCGTGTGGGACACAGCTTGGGCCGCCATTGTGGGCAATACTGCGACGAACACAGCGCAGGTGCAGAGCACGATTACGACCAGCAACGCAGCAATCCAGAGTGACACCGGCACGGCATGGGGCGCAATTGCGACGCTGATTAGCGGCAAAAACGACGAGATCAGAGGCAACACCAACACGACATGGAGCGCGATCACGGCTGATGTCAGTAGCAATATGGGCGAGGCGGCAAGCGTGGTGAGCACCAAGGCTAATTTGATCGCCTCGGAGATTAGCACCGGCTGGGGCGAGGCACAGCGCACCACAACCACGACATTGCAGGTGATGGGAACGGCGATTGATACCTCATTCAGCAACTATGTGCGCGGGGCGAGTGCCGGGATGCAAAACATGAACACAGCGGTGCGCACGGGGTTATCGCAGGCGCTTGCAGTGTTGGATGATGCCAAAAACAAAACCTTCCAATTTGGCGTAAACATGATGGACGGCATGACCAATGGTGTAAGGCAAGCCGCTGGGCGACTGGCCGAGGAAGCACGGCGGGCCGCCAATTGGGTGTTGGATACGATGAAATCAACCCTCGGTATCCGTTCCCCCAGTTGGAAAACCGAACTGATGATGAAGCAGGCCATGCAGGGTGGCGAGATTGGGGTGGACAAAAACGCATACCTGATGGCAGATGCGGCGGGGGCTGCGGCGCAGGGCGTGCTGACTGAGATGGAGCGCGTGCTGGATATCGCATCGCCGTCGGGCGAAGCCGAAAAAATAGGCGAGCAAACTAACGCGGGTGGTGCGGCTGGGCTGAATAACAGCGCCCCACAAGTGCAGAGCGCTGCCGAGAAAACATGGCAAGGTGTGCTCGACGTAATGAAGACGCAACTTGGCGAATTGGCGAAAACCGCTGGCAGCGGGGCCGAGGTGCAAAAAACATTAGGCGAACTGGTGACGGGGGTAAACCCGCAAGCCCTGAAATCGTGGGGCGATGCCAGCCGGTTTATCACGAGCGCCATCACCCAAATCAAAAACGCCTCGAAGCGCGACTTCGACGCGGCGCATCAGTTGCCAATCAACGCCAGCAAGACCATGCGCAATGAGGTGAGCAAACAATGGAACGCGGTGGCCGATGATATTGACAGTGCTGGCAAACGGGTGCGAGATAGCGCGGGTAACGCCAGCGACGGTTACAAAGAGGCGTTTAGCGCAGGGTTTAAAGGGTTGAACACAACCTCAAAGGGGTTATTTAAGCAGATTGAAGCCGAGTTGGCCCCCATGCGAGGCGGCATCACTGACCTTGTCAGCAAGGATTTTAAAGGCCTTGGACGTGCAAATCAGGATGAAAACCGGCAATTTGGGCGCGATTTAACCAGCACGTGGGATGATGTTTCACGGGCGGTTGAGGCCAAGGTAATGGCAATGCGGCTTGAGGTTGACAAGCAATTTCAAGGACAAATTGACGCAGCCAAAGACGGCAACCTGAAGAACGCGCTGCGCGACCAATACACAGCCGCCAAGGCCGAGGTGACGCGCAAGGCCGAACAGATGCGCGATGCGGCGCAGGATGCGTGGCGCGAGATGCGCCAAAACGCACAGGACAACAATACCGAGATGACGCGCAACACCTCGGACGCTTATGGTGAGGTGCGCAAGGACGTGAGTGAGCGGCTGAAAGAGATTAAGACCGCTGCCGAGAGTGAGTGGACAGAGGCAAAGGACGCGGCCAATAAGGCCGTTGCCGAAATGAAATCCAAGGGCTTAACAGATTTTAGCGCAATTGAGGCCGGGTTAAGCCAAAAGGCGGCTGAGATACAAAAGAATGTATCGGCTGAGTATGCTGATCTTGAGGCTGAAGTGCGCAAAAAGCTAGGCGAGATCAAAGACAGCAACCTCGGCACGTGGAACGACACCTACGATGTGGTGGAGGCGACGCTAAGAAAAATTAGCGGGATTGCAGGCATTAACCTCGATGCGCTGGCGCAGCGCTTCACCGGCGCGGCAGACGCGATCGGCAAGGGCACAAACCAGATACAGCAGGGCATTAAAGATGCCTTGGGCGGCGGCGACACGTCGAAATTTTCCAAACAGGTAAACGACCTGATTGCCAACGGCGCTGGCAAGGGCTACACCGAGTTTTACAACCAAATCAAAGAATTTATATCGGGTGGCGGCAAAGTAACGCAAGAGGAATACGACAAAATTTTGCAGGAACTGCGCTCAAAATCGGCGAATATTTATGAGGCTGTTGGCGGCGTTGGCATCATTGGTGATGAGCTAAAAGCCGCGATTAAAAAAGTAGCCGACACCCCCAAGGAAATCTTAGACAAAGCAACTGCTGAGGTCCCGGCAGGGGTGCAGCGCTTCACCGAGGCGGTTGAATTGCCGGTATCTGAGCTATCAGACAAAATCAACGTTGACATGGGCGAGATCGTCAAATCGCTCAGTAGTGGCGGCGGGGGCATGGTGACGGCAATGGAAGGGATGCCAGCCAAAACCGAGGCAGTATTTACGCAGCTTAAAGCCCAATTCGGCGCGATGGCCGAAAATGTGCGCGGTAACCTTGGCGTGATCAATCAAGCCCTCATCGACGGGGCAGCTTACGCAATCAACATCCTCACGCCTGTGCCTGCTCAGATGCAGCAAATCGGCAATGACATTGTCGGAGGGCTGATCAACGGCATGGTTGGGCGGCTGGACGAATTGCGCAGCGTGGTTGACAGCATGGTGGCAATTGCGGCGCAAGGCGATGCGGTGCGCGGAGCGTATGTGCGGGTGAGCGAACCGGCAGCGGCGCGAGGGGCCAGCACTACCAACAACAGCACGGTTAACAACAACTTTACATTTCCAGTGAGTGCAAACACGGAGCGGGCCGCAATTCGGGCCGCAAACGTGTTGCGTCCACGCTTTTAAATTATGGCGACATATTACCCACAGCACACCCTGCCCAGCGGCGATTTGATTGGGGCGTTGGGCGGCTGCCCATTTTGGGTGGAAGAGCCGCGGTACGCGGCAGTGAATTACGCGACACTGTATCCATATTTTGCAAATAGCCCACCTGCCCAATACACGTTAAGCGTTGGAGATACGTTTCCGGTTGTATCCAAAAATTACACGCTATCATTTGATGTGTCGGCGACAATATTGGGCGGGGTGTTGTATGCCCGGGTTACGCATACATTGCAAGATTTTTCAACACCTGATATTGCGCGGCAGAAAATTGTTGTTCGGTGCAATAACCAGCGGGTGTATTTAACATTTCGCACTAATGCCAGCGGTTTTGCCGGGCTAGCAATAGGATGGTTTAATACCTATAGCGCTGGGGCGTTTACTATTGGAAATATTTTGCTGACCGGCGACGATGACCCGCAAGAGTTTGGCTATAGCGACGATTGGGCCAGCAACGCACGGGTGACGCACAGCGGGGTAAAGCGCAACCTCAGCGAGTATTTATCGCAGGTGATGAGCTGGAGCGGGTTGGGCGTAGCAGATATTGCCAATTACGGCACGGCTGGACGCGGGGTGACGAACTATCAAACCAGCAACGCGCAACCGCGAGAGTTGCAAATTGTGGCAACATTGGCAGGGGATAGCGATGCGAATAGCTACGCCAAGGCGCGGGCCAAGCTCGAAAATTTATTATTGCGATACGACCCAGTTACGCGAAAGAACCGGGCGATTCGGTTTCATTTTCAAGCACCCGACGGGTGCGGCGGGCAGCGCTGCCCGCATTATGTGTTTGAGGCGCGATATGTTGGGGGTGGGCTACAACAGGAATATAGCAATGGAGTTGGCGAATTGATAAGCCTGCGCTTTGAGCTATCAACGCCCATTCAAAACTATAGTGAAAAAACAGTAGCAATTGCATCGACGGTGACGAGTGGCACAGTATCGAATGTGCTGAGGCGGTTGCCGAGTGGCGAATATACCGCGATGGCGACCCCACCCTCCGGAACCGGCGGGGCATATGGCATTTGCGAGCTAGCGGATGGGCGGATTGTGTTTGGGGGTGTTACGGGAGCGGGGACAATCACGCTATCGTTTTACACACCAGCGACAAACACATGGACATCAAGCGCGGCTGGGCCAACAACGGCATCGGGGGGATCAGCGCGAAAAATTGTGGCAGACCGAAACGGGCGGATTTGGTGCGGGTGCGACACAACCGGCTTGGCCTATTACACTATTGCCAGCAACACATGGACAGTGGTGACGCACGGGGTTGGCACCATCTCTAGCCTTTTGGCGACCAAGGCGGGTGAGGTGTATGTCGCTGGCGGCACATCGCCATTTTTCAGAGTGTGGGATAACACCAGCAGCGCATTTATTACCGTGCCGGGCATTACCGTCAACGCAGCCATTCACCAGATGACTGAGGCCTGCGGTGGGCGGGTGTTTTGTGTTGGCGCGATGACCACGCCTTTTACTGGCTCATTTTTTTATAACCCGGTCAGCCAAACGGCGACAGCTGGCAATGCGACTTCGGTCGCTAGTGGGGCGTATATTGAGATGCAGACACACCCGCAAACGTGCGAGATATTCGGGGCGTTTGGGACAGGAAACATTACCCGGGCTGCCGGTGGCGCGTTTTCGCAATATGGGGCTGGGGTTAATAATACAGTGCGCGGCATTGGGTTTTCACGCAATGGCGATATTTTTATTGGCGGCAAATTCACGGCGACACTAACAGGAAAAGTGCTATCGTATTTTGCTCGGATCACAAACGGCATTTACTACAAAGAACCGGTTGCATTAACAGGGGATACTGTTTGGGCAGTATTTACAGCTTCCGATGGCTCGTTGTATGCGTCTGGCAGTTTTAGCGCCACTTATAGCAACTCGGTGGCGACCACTGTGCCCTATTGTGGGAGTGAGGCCGTCAACCCCACAATTGTAATTACGGGTTCGGGATCAGGGGCGCAGATTTACAGCATCCGCAATGAAACTACAGGCACAAACATTTTGTTTAATCCGCTGACGATTGGAAGCGGTGAGACAGTGACGATCGACACCCAGCGCGGCACAATCAAAAGCAGCTATGGCGGCAATGTGACCGGCGCGTTATCGGGCGGGTCGGCGATCACCTCATTTAGATTGTTACCGGCGGATGACGGCAGTTGTTGCCGTGACAATGTGATCAGGGTGTTGGTGCTCTCTGGCACATGCACGATCACCATGCAATACAAGGCTCAATATAAGAGTGTAAACAGCGAGGCGATCTGTGAGTGATTATGTGATTAGGATTGAGGATGCCAGCGGCAATGGGTTACTGGAATTGGCATACGGCGTTGATGGCGGCTATGTGTCGGCGACATGGGAGAGAGTTACAAACGATATGGGCAGTTGCACGGTGACGCTCCATCCCAATGTGCCGCTGAGATATTTGCAACGCAATAACCGCATCAAGATTTATCGCGTGGTTGGCGAAACGCTGAGACTGGAAAACGAGACATGGTATTTCCTAACGCGGTTGCGTCGGATTGAAAATGACAACGGGGTTTGGACATGGGAGGTTACGGGCGTTGATTTGAATACGCTGTTGGCGTGGCGGGTGGCGGCTAATTTTGCGCAAAATGCGGCAGTTGACAAAACCATGCCCGCTGACAACATGATTAAACAGGTAGCGGCCGAGCAGTTCGGCGCATCTCCCACGGATTACGCTGGGGCCGCTGCTGGCCGGACATGGGGCGGCGTAATCATTGACACCCAATTCGGATTGGCCCCAACCATCGACCGCAAATTCGCGCATCGTTATTTGATCGATGCATTTAAAGAATTTGCAGACGAGAGCGCATCGCAGGGCACGTGGCTGGGGTTCGATTTGGTGGACGCGGGGATTAATAACCTCGTGTTGCGCACCTATATCGGGCAGCGCGGCAGCGACCGGCGGAGTGGTTCGTTGCAGGCGGTGGTGTTATCGACCGAACGCGGCAATATTGTTGCGCCGGTGCTCGATTTCGACTTTTCCAACGAAGCGACGCACATTTATGCGTTAGGTGGCGGCACTGGGGCCAGCCGGATTGTGCAGACGGCGACAGATAGCAAACGGATTGCGGCCTATGGCCCATATGGGCGTATTGAACGCACCCGCGATGCGCGGAATTTATCCGGCACAAGCGAGGTGTTGAGCGAGGCCAAGGCTGAACTGATCAACGCGAGGCCACGCACGGCGCTGACATTTCGCGTGGTGGATGTGGACGGCTGCGAGTATGGCACTGATTATTTTTGGGGCGATGTGCTGACGGCTGAGGTGTGGGACAGCGTGGACATAATGGGCAACCCGACGGCGGAATCGACGCTGTTTACGATGAATGTGCGGATTCACAGTGTGAGATCGTCAATTGACAACAATGGCGCAATAACACACGAATTGGGCGTTGGCGATGCTGGCGAGTATGGCGCATCGACTGGCGGGGTGACAATTTATGGCGGCAGCGTGCCGGTTTCGATTGGGCAGGCCAGTGCCGATCGCTACGCGGCGGCGCTGGCTGAGATTGGGGTAAGCGTGGCAGATATGGCAGCGCGGGTGCGACGCATTAGTGTGGTGGAGGGGTGATTATGGCAATTTGTAGACTGAGATACCCCGTGAGATGTGCTGATGCCCGTCATTTCCGTCTACGAGGTATCGCAATTGCTTGGATGCCTCAAACATATTCAAAAAATCGCGGCGTGGAACAAACGCCGCGATTTTTTTTGCATTGGTGTCGATGATAACGCATTCGAGCAAGATGCGCAAAATATCGCGTTTGGCGGTTTCGTCGGCGCTCTGCCATATCTTAAGCATGTCGTCGAGGTAGATAGCAATTGCGGCATTATCTTGGCGTGTTGGGGCTGGTAGCCGTGCAAGATCGGCGGCAATGCGTTCGGTTTCGGTCTCTAGCCCAGACTCGGTGATATGCCCACGTTGGTATAGTTTGAGCACGCGCTCGCGCTCGGCCTCTAACAATTTGCGCTCGCGTTCAATTGCGGCGGCGGCTGAGTCGGAGGTAATCTCGGATAATGCCAGATCGCGCATATTTTTTGGCAGGGCCAAAGCGGCAATCATTTGCTCTAACTGGTCGATGAGGTAAGCCTCTCGCACAGGCGATTGTGACGCGCCGCACTCTAGCCCACGCTCGCGGGATGTGCAGCGGTAAGTCTTGGCGTATTCTCGATCGCTAAGGGCTTTGGCTCGCATTGGGCGACCGCATCCGGCGCAGATGGCAAGTTGCTCTCCAAATAGATAAATGCGGTCGGATTTTGGCGCACCGCCATGCCGCGACCGGCTGGCGCGGATGCGTTTAACCTCATCGTAGGTGTTTTGATCGATGAGGGCGGCATGGTTGCCACGCATAAGGCGCACTTTTGTTTTGCTCTCGCGTTTATCACTACCACCGCGGTACACGACCCACCCCGCATAAAATGGATTGCGCAAAATGGCGGCGGCTGAATCCTTGCCGATGGGTTTGCCAACACGGGCAGATAGATAGGTGGCAATGTCGTCGTCTGAATGGTTAGAGGTGGCATACATCTCAAACGCGGCTTTGATATGGGGCGCGTTTTTGTCAAATCCGATCATCTCGCCGGTGCGCACGTAACCGATAGGGGGGCGGTTGTTGTGATGGCCCTGCTGAAACCGTTCGAGTTTGCCGCGTGTGGTTTCTACGCTGAGATTGTCGATATACCATTGTGCAAACGCAGCTAATAGCGTAAGCAGCACTCGTCCCAGCGGCGTGGTGAAATCGTGCTGCTCGGTGGCGCTGGCAAATGCAACGCGGTATTTCTCTAGTTCGTTGAGCGTGGTTAGAATGTCGAGAATCGAGCGGCTAAATCTATCTAGTTTGTGGCATACGATTACGTCAAACTTTTGCAGTTTGGCATCAGCTAATAAGCGCTCAAAATCTGGGCGGCTGGTTGTTTTGGCGCTAAAACCATCATCAATATACTCACCAGCTAACTTCCAGCCGCGCAACTCTAGAAACGATGTGCAGATTCGGCGCTGCGAATCAATGCTGAAATTCTCGTGTTGCATCTCTGACGAGACGCGGAGGTATATTGCTGCTCGCATTTTTGGCAATTAAAACAATTTGGGCTATTAGTTGGCGTTGTAATGGGGTCACAGCGTCAACGGGTTCCAATATCTGATCTGGCGCGATAATGTTTTGGGTTGTGGTAACGGGCAGCGGTGTTAATGTGTTGATCATTTTATTATCTCCTATGAAATTTGGCATGGCACTCACGGCAAACCGGCACAATATCGGCAATAGGCCACTCATGATATAGGTTGTCATAGTGCCGGTGATGCCACTGCGTTGCGGGCTGGTTGCACATAATGCACCGGCCCCGTAACAGCGGATGCAGAATGAGCCGCGAGATGAATCGCACCCAACGCCAATGGGGGGAGCGTAGGTATTGGTGGTAGCGGCGTTGGGCGGGCGTAATCATTTTGGTTGATCTACCCCAACAAATGCGGTTCCATTGCCGGAGAAATTCGGCCTTCTGCATGTTTTTTTGCCAGATGCAAACAAATTCCAGCACGCAATAGTGAATCCCGACAGATCTCCAGAATCAAGAGATGCCGCATTGGGGTTTCGTCCGTTTCTAACATTAAATTTTTTCAACATCTCAACAACATGTTTTCGCGGGTCATTTGCGATTAATCCACTATCCTCATAAATCGAACGAATGAAATCCTCTGCTTGAGATTGTTTTTTTGCGTAACGAATCAAAAACATAAATACAGCTATCATGCTGCTTCGTCTAAGCGGCTCGCGGACATCCCTAGATATGTTGCATTTCAACCGCAATTCCTGCATTTTTACCGCATACGGCTCCCACTCGACAAACAATTTTCTAAGGCGTGTTGCAGGAAATTTTTCTATGCGTCTCGCGGCAAAGCCAGAATCAATTAATTTGATTGCTGCAATAAAACGATTCATTTCGCCGGGCGCAAGGCGCGAATCGCCATAAACCAGCATTGCGTCCATATCGGTGCGAGGCACTCCTCGATCCATCTTCCCGTACGCCTCCTTTAAAGCGAGTTCGGTTTCAAAGGTATCAAACTCAATTTTGAATGTTTGTTGCAAATCACTTTTGACAATTGCATGTAATCTATGCTGCCCATCTATCAATCGCCACCGAGAGTTTTCAGCAGAGCACCCGAACCTGATAATTGAAATTTCGCTCCAATCGCCCGTTTCCATAGATTCTGCATATTGAGCCACGCTTGCGGGCTTTAACCTGCGTTGGTTCTCGTAATTCCGCTCAGATAATATCGTTTTTGCGGTTTCCACGTCAATCAAGCAATGCCTTATAGTTGGTGTCAGTTTTGTTAGTTGTGTAATTAAGATATTCATATTGTTTTTCTGTGTGCGTATTGATTAATACAAATGCCTGAAGGTGATGCAATTCACAATCTCATCTGCCGCGCATTTGTTTGCGCGGCAGTGAAAAGCATTTGGGTGGGGATCATTTGATAAAAAAGTTAAATGTATTGAAACTCAATGCGATTGACCTCGGTGTTGGGGTCGCATTTTTGATGAGTGGCACAAAACATAGCGACAAATTCAGTGGGGGTCAAATCGGGAAATCCCTCTAATCGGCATTCGTCGCGCCCATACTCCGGGTTATCAGTCATAGCGCACAGTAGTTCGGCACGGGCGCTGATGATGCGAATCGGGCCCAATACGACGACTTTCTCGCCTTTTTTAGACCCATGGCCTTTTCGCATCCATCGAGAATATCGCCGGGCATAAGGTCCCACCAGCCGGTGCGTCGGGTGACGGTTTTTGTGCGGGCGCGAAATTGTGGTTTCGTTAGTGAGAAGCTCATTTTTCGTGGCATTTATTTATCCTTTGCTTTTGGCAGATTTAGGTAGGTAGAAATCTACCTACCTACCCCATCTACCTACCTACCTACCTACCTGCTAAAAACGGGCAAAAATGCCTCGTTTCGGGTAGGTAGATAGGTAGGTAGGCGGGTAGGTAGATCGTTTCGGGCAGGTAGGTGCTCGAAAATGGCGAGGCAGTCAGCCCATAATTCGCCGACTTTCCGCCATGAACCCCCTGCTGGTGGGCGGTTCATGGCGGATAACACGTTTGTTTTAGTGATAGGCGCGCCAGCGGCTTTCAGTTCGAGCATGGCGGCAATGACAGACTGCTGTGTAATGCCGCTCGATTCCACAACAGGCGGCACGATAGCGGGGGCGGCGATTTGGGCGGGTGCGGCGTGTGGCATGGCAATTGGTTCGTGATGTGTGTGGGCGGTGCGCTTGGGCCAACTTGGCAAGGCACATGGGTTTGGGATGTCGAGATCGGGCATGGCGGCTTGAAACCGTTGCGCCTCGCCATTGACCACGCAAACAAACGCGCCTTTGCCGGGGAGCAATTCGGCGCCACAATCTGAGATGCCCGATGCCATTCGCGCTTCGGTTGGGTTTGAGACTTTGCCGACAAAACGCAAAGGCAAATTCCGGCGCAGGTCTTCGGGCAGTGATTTGCTGCTTGGGTTTTGGGTGCACCCGATGATATTTATACCGGCTGACCGCCCACGGGCGGCAATGCGGCTGAGAAGTTCAAGCGCGGCCTTGCCACCGGCGAGGGCGGTATCTGCCATTTCATCGATATAAACCACAATGCGCGGCATAGCACTGCCGCTTTTGCGTTCGAGCATGATTTGCACCACGCGCTCGAGCGCGAGAAATTGCTCGTCGGGTGTCTCGGCAACTGGCATTGGCATATGGTGGCTGATGTTGGCGAGAAAGCGCGGGTCGCCGCCTTTCGGGTCCAACACCACCACGTTCAGGACGTGGGGTTTATTGAGGGCGGTGAGGGATGTGATGATGGTATGTGCCAGCACAGTTTTGCCACTGCCGGTTGTGCCACTAATGAGCATGTGGGGCGTAGCGGTTGAGGCCAGATTCACGGCGAGAGGTGTGCCATCATCGCGCAAACCCGCAACGGCGTGGTATGGGGGCAGCCCGTTGTATTTATCGATTAAACCAGATAGCCAGATGGCATCGCCGCTGTAGGGCTTTGCGTCTAGCACTTCGATAATTGCGCCATTTTGCGCCATGCTGATGCTGTTGCTGCGCATGGCCGCCCGAATGATGTTTCGGGCGGCAAACACTCTGTCGGGGTTAATGCCGTCGGCGGGTTGCAGAATTAGTGACAGCCCAAATTCATTGCGGCGACCGGTTATAACGCGGCAATGAATTTGATGTTTGGCTAATGCGGCTTCGAGCCGGTCGGAAATAGCGTTTAGTTCTGCGTATTTACTCATCGTTGCACCTCGTCTACCACGACCCATTTGCGCTGCGGCTGTTTTAGGGTGAATGTTACGGTGTCGTCATATTGCGGCCCCGCTGGGGCTGGGAACTGTTGTTTTGCTGTTGGCAATGGGTGTTGCACGTGATAGGGTTGCGCCCAATTGCCAATCGGCGATTGGTGCGCAGATCGGGCGGGTTGGCGGTTTTGGCGGATAAAAATAAACGCCAACCCGCCAGTGATGATGGCAGCGGCAACAAAGCCGACGGTAACACCGGCCAATATGGTGACGGTGGCTTGGTCGATGCGACAGCCTACTACTATCGCAAATATGCCAGCGAAAAAAACGACGGCGAAATTTAGTGCTTTCATGCGGTCACCTCAGTAATCTCGTATTTCCCAACACAGCGCACACCGGCAAAAATAAAACCGTCTGCCACATCTATGTTGCTGGAAGCAAGCGCCTGGCTACGTTTTATTTCATTGATCAAATCGCAGTCAGTCGGCAGCGTTTTGATCAACTTAACCCACGATTTTTTATCGCGCCCGACCTCTGTAAATTTGACAGCAAATTTATTCATGCCGTCACCTCATCTGTTGCTGCAACAGCCCCTGCCGTTGCGTTGCGGCTGTTGCGGCTATCGCGGCTGCGGCATGTGCTGCATTTGTTGCCGGTTGCGATTGGCTTGCCGCAGTTGCAACAGGTGCGCAACGGTTCGGCTTGTTGCAATTGTTGCATCTGTTGCATCTGTTGCGGCCCTGCCGGTGCAACAATTTGCAACGTTGCATTTCGTTGCATATCCTCTAGCGCCTGTTGCATTTGTTGCATTGCAGCGCTGATGCTGTTGCGCTCGTGTTGCATTTGATGTTGCACCGTTGCGGCAACATCTTGCAGCAGTAATGCAACATCAATCGGCTGTTGCGGCTGTTGCGTGAGTGTTGCAATTGTTTGGCCCATCACATCGAGCGCACCGAGAATGGCCTCGATCTCGGTTTTGTCTGTTGCAGCAACGGTTGCGGCTGTTGCAGCAACGTTGCCGGTTAACTCGACGGTGATCAATATGCACATTGCAACGGTTGCGCTAGATGGGGCAACGATACCCAATAACGTGCCCGCTGCCTCGGGCGTTGCAATCCAATACTCTGTAATTTGGATTGTGATACTGATGAATAGGCCAATGTATGTGCCAATTATCAGCGTTCGTTTTTGTCGTAACGTCGCAACCTCCCCCGCCATGATTTTGCTGTAACAAGCAAGGGTCATTCCCTCGGCAGCAATGGCCCCCAGTGTGCCAGCAAAATAACCGTTACCGTTTGCGCTGAACAAATGGATTGCCCGAATGAACGCGGCGACAACGGCTGCGATGTAGACGGCTCGATTCGACCACAGGCTGATCGTTTTCCAGTTCATTGGTTATCGCCCTCCGTTTCGATTGCTTGCATTAAAGCGATTGCTTGCGCCTCTGGCATGTTAATTAACAATTGCCAGATCAGGGTCGTGATGTCGTTTGCTGTATACATAATTTCTCGCTTGGTTTGGTCAGTGAAGCTCAGTGTTATGTTTGGTAGTAGCGCGATGCGTTTTCTATCGTTCGGCACGATTACAACGTATTGCATTTAGCAATACATTATACTCATATCGTATTGCAAGTTGCAATACGATTCAGATTAAAACGTATTGCAATTTGCATTACAATCTGAGTAACATGAAAACACCGGTCACCATGCGGCTATCGGCTGAGGCGATAGCCGCGCTAGAATACATTGCGAAACACTACGGCATTGATCGCACGGCGGCGGCGACATTGGCATTTATTGAATGGTCTAATGTGCTGCGCGAGCGCGAGCGGGTGCAGGCGGCTGATGATAGTAAGCCGCCTGCCGCGTAAAAATTAATCGAGATTAAGCCACCAACCAGTCAGCTCGGGGCTGTCTACACTGATGGTGCAATTTGCTAGCGTCGGGTGATCGACGCGCAATGCACCGTCCTTTTCGTCAAACGCTGCGTAAAACACACGCACACCGTCCTCTGCGTCAAACGCTGCGTAAAACATACGCGCCCCTGTATTCGGCGTTTTGCACCATGCATAGCGCCCCGGGAGGGTTGGCGGGGTGTTTTTCCAAACAAGCGGCAATAGTTCGCGCAGGCGCATTACCTGTTCTTCATCCAAAAACACTAGTAAGGTGTTTTTGGTTTTTTCGATGAATGACGGGTTATCCACGACTAATACGTAGCCGCCATGCTCTTTTATTTCGAGGTTGATATCGCTCATTTATATCAATTAAGTGAAGCAATACACCGGCTAACCAGCTCGCGCATGACGGGCGGGGTAACGGCGTTGCCATATTGTTTGACTTGCTCGCGCTTTGTGCCGAGCACACGGTAATCGGCAGGAAAAGCCATCGCAGCACCGCATTCATGCGGCTGCAAGATGCGAAACCCACAACTTTCGACGCTGGGTGGGGCTTGCGGTTGCACTAGGTATTTGTGATAGCCAGTTAGTAGCGTATTGAGTGGCTCGTGCATTTGGGTTGGGCCGCTATTCCCCTGCATATTGACCATGAACGGCACAACGAGTGCGTGTTTATCGTGCGTCATCACGGTTGGCATTGGGGCGCGGAGGTCATGCCCGGCATCGTTGCCGTAGAAGCTGGACACGAAGGGCGGCACCACGAGGGCGTGAGATTGCTGGCCGGTTTGGGTTTGCATGGGGTCGGTGATACGCTTGGCGCGATTGCCCTTGGCATGAGTATGAGATGTATCGAGAATGAGCGGGGCATTGACGAGCCAATGCTGGGTGGCACAGGCCACCACGACAGAGAGTGGCTCGGTGACGCTGCGCATGGCAAAATCGCCACGAAAGTCGAGGGTGAGCGAGGTGTCGCCATTGGCGGCCTGCATCGATGCGCTAGGCTGAGCGCAAAATTTCTTGAGGCCAATCTCGATACGCTCGATGGTTTTGGGCGTGAGGGGCCTAGCACGATCGGCAATGCGTTGGATGGGCAGCGACCAGTCAATGACATTGGCGGCAGCGTAATAGTATGGCTCGACGGCGGTGTTGCAGTGCGGGCAGCGATAAACATATTGGGTGCGGTATTTGCCGAAGGTTTTACCGTTCTTCCATGTTTGGATGGCGTGTGCATCGATGCCGCATTTATGGCAATGGGCAAGTGGCGTAATGGCGAGATCGGGGGCCTTGTTGCCGGCGCGATGGAAAACCACATACATGCGGTCGCGGCTTTGGGGCGTGGGATGCACATGCATGGAGTTGAGATAGACGCATTGGTGAGCGTAGCCGAGGCAGCGCATGGCGTGTAGCCAGCCCTCCCATGGTGCCCACATACGGGCTTCAACCACGTTCTCGACAATAATGATGTTGTATTGGTGATATTCGGCAAAGCGCGGCACATCCCACATGGTGGCGCGGCTGCGTTCCTCGGCTGGGTCGATGGTGATTTTGCCGAACAGATCGAGCTGTTGCTGCCATTTGCGTGGTCGGCCCTTGGCGAGGGTGTGGTTGGTGCATTCGGGCGATGTGATGAGGATGTCGGTGGATGGGTATTTGCGAGGGTCGCAGGCGCTGATCTCGGTGCAATCGTGGTGGGCGTTTGGGAAATTGGTGTTATGGGTTTCGATGGCGAGTTGCCAATGGTTTAGCGCCAGATGGAGCCGCGCACCGGCGGCGGTAGCTCCAATAGAGCTACCGCCTGCGCCGCAGAATTGGTCAGTGATGGTGATATCTGATGGTTTTTTCATTTGACCACTCCATTTGCGGCTTGCTCCAATTGATCGGCAGTGAGGGTGACGGTTCGCCCAAGCGCAGAGATTTCAACAGTATCAACACCGGCGGGCAGAATGCTGCTTGAGTCGCGCTGGATGATATCTGGGTCGAGCATGATCTCGGTTGGAATATTAGACGCAACCTCTTGCATCCATGCCTTGGAGCGTTTAGCGATGTCGGCAGCGATTAGGTCGCTGCGATACACGCCGTTGATGGTTAGCGATTCTTCACGGTTTTGCAGCAATGGATGACCTTCGGGAAGCGCAACGATTGCATCTGATGGCACGATGGCGGCACGATGAATTACAACTGCGATGCGAAGCTGCTCGCAGAATAGCACTTGGGTGGCGGCAAACACGCGAGCGGTTGATGGGTGGAGGGGAATTTGCATATTTTTGCAAACTTTGTAACGGAAGCTACCTGCGACGCGATCTAACGCGTCGATTGGTTCGTCGTAGGTTTGCAAAAGGTCGTATTTGGGGTAAAGTTTTTCTAGGGGTGCCATGATTTTTTATAGTTCTGAAATGGGTTTGAGTTGTTTTTGACTAACAAACCAAGCTGGCTCACCGCCATTGGGTGCGGTTTTCTCTCCGATTTGTCGGGCTTGAGCGCCGGTGATCGCTCCGGCGATGCGGTATCGACGGCCAGAGCCAACGATAAGCACGTATATGCCGTCTGTAGCATCGTCGTTGCGCACGATAAGACGGCCTTGGGGGTGGCTGGTGTATTTGCAGCGGTAGCGCCCAGCGTTTTCGCGCTGGAATGTGCCAACGTTGCGCATCCATTGAATGCCGAGTGCCTTAGCAAAGGCGCGTTCGGCGCAAGCCGCATCTGCATCAGTTTTGATGCTAAAACTTGGGTTTTGAACGCGGTTGCGTTCGGCTGATTGCAGAGATTGGATATGGCGCTCAAGCCCAGCACGGGCGGCCTCGGCATATTCAGCAATTGTTAATTCGATGTTGGTTGGAATTTCAGCAGGTTTGCTGGGGGTTTTGGGTTCGATGTAGGCGATGTTGTTGGCAGTGTCAATCAGCACGCCATCACGACGAACTAGTTGTTCTGGCTGAATTGGATATGCTGTCATGATTGCACCTCGGTCATTGCAAATAGGCTCTCTACGCTGGGCATGATGGTGAGCTTGGCTCCATACCAGCCCTCGTGCGGCACTAGTTGCACCCACACGGCGGCAAGGTTTTGCCCGCCGGTTTTTGAGATGGCGCTGCGAAATACGCTGAGTTCGTTGGCCCACGCTTTGAAGCGCCTATCGGTGTGGCTGTTGGGGTCGGGGCGCTCGCCTTGGCGGTAGACGGCCCAACTGATGCCGGGGCGGTAGCGCATGATTGCGCCACCGGCAAGGCTTACTTGGCAATAGCAATTCGCCTTCACCATGGCGGCGATGGTGTCGCTAAGGTATTTGGCGGGTTGGATGCTGGTCGGCTTGGGTTCTGGAGTCATGATTGCACCTCGTCTGTCTGCATGTCGCGGTGGCGGGTGATGGCTTCGCGCATTCGAGCAATAAATAGGCCGGGCGGGTTGCGAACTGTGCCGCGTGAACATTCGGCAACGATGTCGTTTTGCCAGAGGGCGCGTATAAGATTTGGCGTAAACCCAACTTCGGCGCAGCCATTTGCAAGCTCGGTGATAACACCGTTGTGTTTAATTTTCCAATCGCTGCCCAAAAATTTGGCAATTTCGAGTGCGGCGGCTTTGAATTCGGGCGATTGGTCATCGCCAAAATTTTTTGGCGGGTGCGCTTTATTCTTATTATTTTTTTCATCATCATCAAATAATTGATGGTTCGGGTGACATTTTCGATTTGAAATGTCACCCTGAGAGTGACAAGATGTCACCCCTGTTGTGGTTTGGGGTGACATCTTGTCACCCCTGCGAGATGGTTTGCCGCTTGTGGGCTGGTTTGCCGCTTGTGGGCTGGGTGGTGTGATTGGTTGGCCTGCTGGTGTGATTGTGTAGTGATTGGCCTTGTTGGCACTACGCTGGGTGGTGAGTTCGCCGAGTTGTTCGGCGGCTTGGATGATGCGAATTGTTTGGCGTTCGCTCATGCGGGTTTTGGCGGCCAGTGTTTCGATGGCTGGGTAGCATTGCCCGCTGTCGTTGGCGTGGTCGGCAAGGGCGAGCAGCAGCAACAGTGTGCTGCCGCTCGCGGTTGAGCGTTGCCAAACGGTAGTCATGGCGTGAATGCTCATAATTAGGCAGGTAGGATTGAAATCTGATCGCTGATCGTGACGCGCTCGTGGCAGGGTTTAATTGCTGGGTAGATTTCGTTGGCGTAGCGAATGGCGATGTTGGTAAGGGCCTGATAAACAAGGCCGGAGCAATCAAGATCGGTTAATTTGTCGTCGAAGTTTATTTTCTTTTGCGGCTCGCCGTTTTCGGTGTGCGTGAGCGTGACGACTGCACGGTCGTTGCGGTGCGATTGGGTTAGCTCTAGGCTAGATTTTGCATCACGGGCAATAATGATTTTGTGTGCCATGGTTATTGCTCCTTATGTGCGTTTATAAACTTGATTAACGCATGAACGCCGCGACTTCTCACCTTCGAGGTTATCCATAGACCCGTTGTGGGCCAAAAATCAACCCTAAAGGGGCTTCGGATGATGAGGTGCTGCCCATAATCTTTAGCCTCAAATGTGATTCCGGCCTCTTTGATAATTTGGGTCGATGCAATCAGATTGCTGTGCCGCTTTGCGGCTCCTTGGCGCTTAAGTTCGCGCCAGTCTTCTGTGTCCATATGGTTTAGTTGATCGGGGCGACTTGCGCCGCCCCGTTGCGGTTTAGGCGGTGGCTTTGATGATCTGGGCGGCTTGCGCAATACAGGCGGCTGATGGATTTAAGTAACCTTTTACGGGGTCTTTCTCTGGGGCAATCCACTGCCATACAGCCTTGAGTTGCCCTGCACTTGCATCCTTGAGAGACGCAACTCCAAAGAGTGCCATTTTGAGCGCGGCGGCGTGGTCGGCGTTGCCCTTGCAAATGCCTTTGCCGAACATCATCGGCAGGATGGCGGCTTGTTTCTCGCTGAGTGCAGAGCCTTTTGCGTCGAAATCTTGGGCGGCTTTGCGTATGCCGTCAATGATATTCTGCACATTGTCGGGCAGCTTGGCGGGTTCGGGTTCCGGCTCTGGCTCGGTCACGATCTGACCCTCGATTGGCTGGTCGGGCTGTGGCTGGTCGGCTGGCGCTTGGGTGGCGGTAAAGTTCGGCGGCTCTGGCTGGCTATAGTCAATGTCGGTATTTTCGGGGGCTGGTGCGCTCTTGATTACGGCGCGGTCAATCGTGTTGACCGGGGCAGATAGCCCACCGCTATTAATGGCGCGTTGAAATGCGCGTTTCTCGGCGCGTTCTACGCGGGTTAATGTTTTGCCGCCTTCGCTGCCGCCGAATTTTTCATCAGACCGAACAATGCCCAAGCCGGTGGCCTCGGTTGGTTCGCCCCCAATAGCGGCGACAACGGCAGCGCGTAGCTCTGCGCCCTTCATGCCCTCTAGTGCAAATGTTTGGGTGGCGCTGTGGCGCAATTGCCAATATTGCTGTCGGCGTTTAGGGCTAACGATCTTGCATTCGACCACAATATCGGCCTCGGTGAGGTTGGGCTTATAGGTCTTGGCAATGGCTGCGAATCGCTCGGCATCGGCCTTGGGGTGAATCAGGGTGTATTGTGGAATGAGTTCGTCGCCGTGCGATGATGCGTATTGCATGGCGGCAAAGGCTTTTGTTTTGCTGCTGTGGTATACCCCGAATTCGGGTGTCCAGCCGATCTCACGGGCGGCGACTGATAGCCCTGTGATCTTCTCCTCTTGGTATAGGGCAATTGCCGCCTCTACCGGAATCAGGCTTTTAACGCCTTCAATCTCACATTGTGGGTGGCGCATTTGTAGCGCCCGAATTTGTAGGCGTGTCGCCTCTGGGAATTCCTCGATTGAAATCGGCTTGGTGTAAACCGCTAATTGCTTGCTCATGATAACTCTGCTCCTATCTGGCTAAACGCCTCACTGAATGCGGCGCGTAGTTCTAATCTGATTGCTTCCTCTAGTGCCGCCATCCGCTCGATATATGGCGCTTTTGATTTTGCTACTGTCAAGATTCTTTTGACTGCTGCGTCCTCGTCGCTTCTTGGCTCATAGTCTGTTATCTCGTCGGGTGTGTAGAATCTGCGATGGCTTATAGGCCATACTACTTGTGTCATGATTATTTACCCCACATTTGCTGCGCCATGAGCGCAACCAAGATAATGCCAATGATGATGATGAAAGCGGCGCTCATTGCGCACCGCCTACGATGTAGTCACGATTCGCCGCAATGTTGCGGCGCACGGCGGCCTGTGCCGCTGGGTGCAGTAAACGCGCCTTGGCGAGTGCCAATTTGCGAGCCTTGGCGGGTTTATGGCCTTGGGCGATGAGTTTCGCCTCGTTTGCCGCGATTGCGGCTTGCCACACTGCGGTGGCGGTTGGGGTATAATTGTTTTGCATTTTGGAGTTGTATCCTTTTGTTGCGCCCGCGATGTTTGCTGCATCGCGGGATTTCTATTTTTCTGGGCAAACTAAAATAGATACAAAATCTATTCGCCTATCAAAAGAGCGGCACGACTTGATCGTGAAGCTCGCACGTATTGGGCGGAGGTTGGCGAATCAACAAATAATTGTTTTGCTTGAAGCTGCGCTTGAAGCGCAAAATCAAGCAGCGTTTCAATCTGACGATTCACTGAGCGATTCTCAGAAAGGGCAAGCGCCTTGATCTGATCGTGTATCTCTTGGGGTATGCGAATTGATGTTGTTACCATTTGAGTCTTATCTAATTATATCTACTTATATCTACATGTCAACTACCGAGCGTTTCCCCGTAGGAAACACTCGGTAGTTAGCGTTAGCCCCAGATCGGGCTAAACGGGTGGTCGAAGTTGGGCGCGGTGGTGTTTGTCGTCTGGCTGGCGTGGGGTGAAAAATGATAAAGCCCTGCGGGGGCAGGGCTTTATTATTTAATACTCGTTCGTTCTGTAAACTCTCGTCTTTTCTATCAGATCACATTTAATTAATTCAATTGTCACCGCGTCTGCGATGTGCGATGTCACATCGTCGGGCAAATCGCTAATTAAATTTATCACCAATTTTGTGCTACTGGCTCGCGCTACTAACCAGCCGATGCCGCTGGCAACTGGCAGAAGGTGGGCAATAAGGGCGGCTGTGTTAGATGGGGGCAGCATAATGGCTTATTTCTTGATCAGCACAAAAATAAAACTCTTGCCGGTGTCAACCGTCGTGCTTGTCCAGTCGTCGCTAATCCTTCGCCACGAGTCCCGGACAAATTTTAGCCATGAGGTGTGGGCGCGTTCCTCTAACGCCCTCTCGCTGCGCATCGGGCTTAGTGGCTGGCCGTGCCGCGCTAGCCATGTGTCTTTATCAATGGTGTAGCGGCGATGGTTGAGGCGCAAGCGGGTGCGCAAGCGGGTGCGCAAGCGGTAGCGGTCTACGCGGTCGCCGTATTTGAATGCGGCAATTGCTCGGTCTATTTTGCTCATGATTTTTTATTCCCTAGCGCCGGTGTCGGCACTTGTTGTTGGCCTTGGTATATGCCGTCGTAGCCT